CAGGAGGAGACGAGAGCCTTGTGGGAATGAAGTATTGCCTTTGGAAATCCCGTAGTGCCCGAGGAGAAATAGATCGCCGCATCATCCTCATCGTATATCTCCACTGCGGGAGCGGCGGAGGAGCAGAAGGTCACGAGTCTGTCGTAGCTGTCGGCAAATTCGGGAACGTCTCCGCCCACGAAGAAGAGAGACTTCAGCTTCTTGTCTCTGTCGGGTATCCTCTCCACTCTTCCCGTAAATTCCGGTCCGAAGACAAGGTAGGAGGAGTCGGACAGATTGAGACAGTAATCTATTTCCTCTGTGGTATATCTGTAATTCATGGGAACGGCAAGAGCACCCGTCTTTAAGATGCCGAAGTAAACGGGAAGCCATTCCAGACAGTTCATCATAAGTATAGCCACCTTGTCGCCCTTCTTGACGCCTCTTGTGAAAAGAAGATTTGCGAATCTGTTGGCCTTTGTATCAAATTCCTTCCAAGTCATCTCTCTGCGGTACTTACCGACGGGAGCAGTCTCTATAAGGCTGAATTCACGCCACGTGAGAGGGCGGTCGGGCTGAAGATCGGGATTGATCTCCACGAGTGCCGTTTCATTGGGATGGAATTTACCGTTTTTTTCAAGAAATTCTGTAATTGGCATAATGAAAATATCCTTTGAAAAATTGATCTCTTTCAATGCGGAGAACGTGACCGATGATCGAATTAAAAAACTCCGCAATATTATCATTATATCACACCTCATAAATATTGTCAATGTTGATTTGATAAAGATCTATTATTTGAAAAGAGTATCATTAAAAGCAGAGAAAACAAGAACGGTTTTCTACTGCTTATTTTTTATCATTTCGGCGAAAGGAGGCTTGAAAATGGACGGATATTCGTATATGACGTTCGATCAGCGCCGAGAAATTGAAGAAATGTACGGAGCGGGTGCAAGGGCGGTTGATATTGCCGCAAAGATCGGAAGAAGCGTCGCCGCTATTTACGAAGAGCTTAAACGCGGATACACGGGAGAGCTTGACGGGAACAAGCGTCCGAAATACAGCGCCGACCTTGCACAAACGACCGCGCAAGAGAATTTCCGGCGCAGAGGTAACAGACGCGCCGCCGTTAAGTAAAACGAAAGGGGCTATTCAACAATGAGCAAAAAGACAAATTTTGAAGCGGTAACGGCGAACGTGCAAGTTCTTGGGCAGTTCTTGCGCGCCCTCCCCGTTCTTGAAGCGCCGTGGGATACGGAATTTCAAAAGAGGTATTGCAAAAAGTGCTTGTCGCCGAATTGCGATTATTGCCCGTATGAACGTTTCCGCAATAATCCCGAATGGTGGCTATCGCTCAAAGCGAAGGGAGCGGCGAAAGAATGAGCAGAGCGGAACGACGGATCGCGGCGTTTACGGCGCTGATCGCCGTAGCAATCCCGCTTATCGTATTTATGCCGTGGAGCGGTGCGGCTGATATGCCGATTTCGGCAGCAGGACAAGCCGCCACCCTTCCGCCTTCCCCTTCCTTCGAGCCGATCGAAACGATCCCGCCTATTAGCGAGGACAAGCCGGAGGGACAGGAATACATACCGGACGCGGCGGAGGTTGCCGCGCTTGCAAAGATGCTATACGGCGAAGCCCGCGGCGTAGCTTCGGATATGGAAAAAGCCGCTTGCGTTTGGTGCGTTCTGAACCGTGTAGACGATCCGCGATTTCCGGATACGGTGCTGGAGGTATTGGAAGCGCCGTATCAGTTCGCCGGATATTCGCGGGACTATCCCGTTCTTCCGGAGCTTGAAGCGCTGGCGGCGGACGTGCTGGCACGCTATCACGCGGAGAGGGACGGCGAAGCGAACGTCGGGCGGGTTCTTCCCGCCGAATACTGTTACTTCACAGGCGACGGAAAACACAATTATTTCACGATCGGCTGGAAGGATACCAAAGTATGGTGCTGGAGTTTATCAAATCCGTATGAAGATTGAAGGGAGGCGGAGAAATGCTGGAAATAAAGCCCGTTCATTTGAAGCCCGCCCGCGAATATGTGGCGGAACATCACCGACACAATATCCCGCCCGTAGGCGGCAAATTCGCGATTTCGTGCTATGAGGGTGAAAGGTTGTGCGGCGTTGCAATTTGCGGCAGACCTACGGCGCGCCGCCTTGATAACGGCGAAACGCTGGAGATTTACCGAAATTGTACGGACGGAACAAGAAACGCTTGTACGAAGCTGTACGGCGCTTGTATTCGGATTGCCCGCGATATGGGATACAAGAAGGTTATAACATACACGCTTGAAAGCGAAAACGGCGCTTCGCTTCGCGCGGCAAACTTCGCTTTCGCAGGAACGGCGGGCGGGATTGCGTGGACGGGAGAGCGTAAACGCGATTATTACATATCACCCGAAGAAATGAAAAATCGCTGGGAATATGAAATTCGATAAAGGAGCGGGACAAATGGCAAAGAGCAAAAACGAAAGCGGCTGGCAGTTCCCGAAGGCGCTTGAAATTATCAAGTGCAAAGAGGGCAACAAAGAATTTATGAAGGAACGTCCGGCGCGGCGACCGTTCGGGAATACGGTTCTTATTTGCGAATACCCGATCGACGAAACCGCCGCGGCAGAGCCTAACGGGAAGTTGATAACGTGGCGGCTTGCGAAGCGGGCGGCGCGTGACTTCCTCCGCGTATCCTTTATGAATTCGGCAATCGTAACAGCTACAAAGAGCGATAAACCGTACACGGTTATTCGCGTCTATGGCAAATATTAACCGGAAAGGGGCTATTCAATATGTTTTCAAGGAAAAAGAAGTGCGGCGTATGCGGATACCGCGTAACGCCGACGAAGGAAGCGATCTACACGGCGGAAGAACCGCGTTCGTTCACGGAGGCTTTAACGAAAAAGCCGACGCGCTTTGACGCGATCGATTGTCCGCGGTGCGGTTGTCAAATCCTGCTGGCGATTAGGGCGGATCGCCTGTACGGGCAGAAAAAGGAAGAAACGGAGGTGGCGGCAGATGAAAATAAAGAGCATTGCGGCGATATGCAAGAAGAATAAATACGTCGTGCTTTTCGACAAGTACAGCGAGAACGGCGAAACCGTTTTGCAGTACATAGGCGACGGCGCGGCGGTTTATCCCGTCGTCGGGCTTCCTCCGCTTGATAAAGAAAGCGTTTTAACGATCTTCGACGTGCCGGAGAAACAGCGCGAAGGCTGGATCGTGAAAACCTCCGTACACATTCCCGAAGATATTAACTTCGAGGATTTCGACGCAAACGAAAAGCCCGTCGATCGCAACGATCTTTCGATTGTGTATTCGGGAAAGACGTTGAAACCGCTACGCACACGCCGCGGGCTGGTATTCATCGAAAGCAGATACCTTGCGCCCGTATCAGACGTTTTAGACGTGCTGGAGCTTTACGAGCGGTTCACGCCCTCCGGAACGCCTTACATAGTAGCGAAAGCGGGCTTCCTTCTTCAAGCGGTGATTATGCCGTTTGACGTTATAAGCCAGCAGTTCGTAGAACGCTTGCAGGAATTAACGGAGCAATGCGCCTTGTCCCTTGACCTTCGCAAACGCGAAGCGGAGCGCCGCGCGGCGGCAGAGCCGGAACAATGTTCCTTAAACGTCGATCCGGACACGGGCGAGATCATCGACGGAAGCGAGGGTTCGGACAATGCCTAAAATGACGATACGCGTTATTTTGAAGAATGGTGCGGAATTCGCGATTAAGTGCGACGAATTCACCATTACGCGAAACGGCTTTCAACAAGTAACGGGCTACAACGTCAAGGGAATTACAGAAAACAAGCCCGTATATTTAGACTTTGAGCAAGTGGCGGCGGTTGTTCGGGTTCTTTCCGATGAACAGCCGGACACGGAAGCGCCGGAGGTTGAAAAGAAACAGGGCTTCACGGAAACAAAAACGAAATGCCCGTTTTGCGAAGGCGAAAACGAAAATGCGACAGTGTACGAAGATAAAGAGAACAAAGAATTCTTTGTATATTGTCCGGTATGCGGTATCGAAACAACAGACAGCTTCGCAAGCAAGACGAAAGCGGTAAAGGCATTTTCGGAAGGCAAAACAAAAAGTATCACAAAAAGAGAGGGGGCGGAAGCGTGAACGCGGCTTTATTGAGTTCTAATAAAATGGATTGGTGTACGCCGCAAGACTTCTTCGACCGTCTGAACGAAGAATTCGGCTTCGTCCTTGATGCGGCGGCGACCGAAAAAACAAAGAAATGCGATCTTTGCTATACGCCGGAAACGGACGGGCTTTCGCAAAGCTGGGATCGAGGCGGCGCGGTATTCTGCAATCCGCCTTACGGACGCGAGATCGGCAAGTGGGTTAAAAAGGCATACGAAGAAGCCCGCGGG